TCTCCGGCAATGCGCGGGTCTCCGGCGATGCGCGGGTCTCCGGCGATGCGCGGGTCTCCGGCGATGCGCGGGTCTCCGGCGATGCGCGGGTCTCCGGCAATGCGTGGGTCTCCGGCAATGCGCGGGTCTCCGGCAATGCGCGGGTCTACGGCGATGCGCGGGTCTACGGCGATGCGCGGGTCTACGGCGATGCGCGGGTCTACGGCGATGCGCGGGTCTACGGCGATGCGCGGGTCTACAAAGTCGGCCTGACTGCTGTTCGCAGCGACAATTACACATTTACCATTGCACCCACGCCTGAAGGCCCGCGCGTCATCGCGGGTTGCCGGTATTTTTCGTTTGAGCAAGCCCGCGAGCATTGGGCGCGGACGCGTGGCGGGACTCCGCTTGGTGACGAGACTTTCGCTATTCTTGATCTGCTTGAAGCGCAGTCCCGTATCCACGGTTTTGATGCGCCTGTGACAAAGGAACCCACCCCATGACCACCCTATCCCGCGTTCGCGAAACGATTGGAGAGTAAGATGGACGAAGAACCGACATTCATCATCCGCGCCGGCGAGCCCGGCGCCGCCAAGGCCTTGCGCGCCATGGCGGCCAGCGTGCGCGTGACCAACCCAACCCGCGCCGCCGAGATCGACAAGGCCGCAGCCGTGTTCGAACAGCATGCCAGCCGCAAGCGGCCAGGCGCAGGCTTCATCCCGCGGCGATGATCGACCGCGAAACCCTGCCACCAGCCGCATTGCTGGAGCGCGGGCAATGGCCATGCGCGATCTATTCGCGCAAGGAGCGCGCATGGCTTGACGTGAACGGCCAGCCGAGCGGGGAGATCATGGAGGTTGCGCTCGCACCGCGCTTCCCGCTCGCGCTCGCCTACGCGATCACGCGCGACTATATCCATTCGCTCGAACTGTGTGACAGCGTGACGCTGGATCTCCCTCTCCCTCCGTCGACCAACAGCCTCTATGTGGAGGCGGCCGGCAAGGTGAAGGGCAGGGGCAAGCAGCGCGTCAAGACGAAGCCCTACAGAGCATGGCTGGAACATACCACCTGGACAGTGCCGCAGCAGCTACGCCAGCAAGGCGTTCCCGTGAACCCGACCCAGCCGATCATCCGCCGGCCGTTCGGGATCTCGATCGCGGTGAACATCAGCCACCAAGGCGACGTGACCAACCGGATCAAGGCGCTGGAGGATTATCTTGTCGCCAAGAAAATCGTGGACGGAGATCAGTGGTGCAACCGCGCCGAGATCGAGCGGGTGACAGATCTCCCCGTCGAATGCCGCGTTACCGCCTATCACCGCTCTTGGGATTGAGGAGACAGCCATGGCCCGCATGACAGATATCGATCATCGCGCAGGGAAGATGACGTTTCACATGAACATCATCCTCTCCGCCGACGGATCCGCGCGCATGACGCGCACCGCAGCGCAGCTTGCGCGCGATGAGCGCGCGCTCGCGCTCGCGATCACAGTGCCGAGCAAGATCTTTCGAACCCCGTCGCTCCGCGCGACCATCCAGATCCCCGACGTTGAAGCAGCGCCGGCGATCAATATCGATGCAGCCCAGGCCGCGCTCCGCGAGGCGCTTGGGAACGATATCGATATTGCCGTTCATCACCCAAAAGGAGAATGACATTGAACACACCATCACTGGAGGCGACCGATGCAATCGGCGCAGACGGAGCCACCCATCCCCGCGTCAGCATCGCCGATATCAATGCAGCTATCGCCGAGATCCACTATGTCAGCGGCAAGGATGCGATTGCCGGCAACACCCACGCGCCCAGCGCTACCGCACATGACGCGCTTAACCTCCTCACTATCTGCCTAGTCGTCATGAACAACGGCTTCACGATCATCGGCAAGAGCGCGCCCGCATCGCCGGAGAACTTCGATCGCGATAAAGGCCGCATGTTCGCCTACGAGGACGCAGTGCGGCAGATATGGCCGCTCATGGGCTTTGCCTTGCGCGACCGGCTGCACGCCGCCGATGGCGATTGATCCGCCAGCACCGGATCCGGAGCGCGAGCGCTTGCTCGCGCTCCTCGCCTTTAGCGAGCGGCGATGCACGCGCGCGGTCGACAAACTTCTAGCCGCCCAGCGCGATGCGGCGCTTGCGAGCCTCCAGCTTGGGAAAGACCGCGCCGCGCTGGAGGCATATGACGAAGCCCACCCGGCAGATCAGCCGGATCTATTCCAGGAGCAGAGCAATGGCTGACAGCACAGACGACAGGCTCCGCCTGTTGATCGAACGTATCGAGAGGCTGGAGGAAGAAAAGAAAGGGATCTCCGACGATATCCGCGACGTCTATGGCGAAGCGAAGGCAGTCGGTTACGATCCCAAGATTATGCGCCAGATCGTGCGTTTGCGGAAGATGAAGCCCGACGATCGCAACGAGCAGGACATGATCCTCGAAACCTACAAGAACGCCCTTGGCATGGCATAGGCCTTTCGATATATCTGGATCGTCCGATGCCGCGGGCACTAAGGGCGGGGAGAAATCCCCGCCCTTTTCATTGCGCCGGATCCGGCATGCGGCTCCAGTAATCCCGCCACCATTGCGCGTTATTGGAACAGGTGAACAGCCGCCCCTCGATCTCCAGCACATAGGCGGCCACCACACCATTGCGCAGCCGCTCGCGCTCGACATAGAGCCCGTGCTGGATCTTTGCCTGGGCAACCGTCTCGACCTTGCTCCAATCGATAGTATAGGCCTCGCCGCGCTCCGGCCGCGCGTCAGGCGCAGACATGCAGATCAGGCGATCAGGATGATCGAGATCCGGCCGCAGCGCCACAGCAAGCCTCTCCGGCCCGCACGCGGCCAGGCTAGAACATGATATCCAGAGGATCCCCACCGTCAGCAATCGCCGCATCGATCTTCTCCTTTTCCTCAGCCAGCCGATCGGCATAGGCCTTCTCGCGCTCATCCGCCGGCTTGTCAGCCGCGGATCCCGCTTGCTCCGATTGCGCCTCCAGCCGCTCCGCAGCCGCGCGCCATTGACGATCCGCCTCATCCTTGCCCGCATCATAGCGCGCATCGCCATACGCATCGAGGAGCAGCCAGAGCGCGCCCAGGGCCACAACCACAATTGCGATCGGCGCGAGGATCCGCGCAACCCGCTCCGACAGGCCGAGCGCCATGAACCATCCTGCAATCATCGCACCGTGACCTTTTGCTCGATCTCCAGCAGCCGCTTTACCAGCGCGTCGAACAGTTGCTTGCGATGCGCGAGCCCGATCAGCCCGCCGTTGATCCGCCGCGTCTCATCCTCCACGCCTGGCGTATCGGCCAGCCGGTTGATATCATTCTCATCCCAGAACCATGCGGCCGACATGACCCCACCCTCGATCGTGGTGGCAATCCACGCCGCCGCATCCTCGACCGTCTTGCCCATCGCCTTTGCGAACGCGGCATGATTGTCGCGGCCGGTCAGTTGCATCGGCCCGTTGCCGCGATAGCGCCAGCCGTCTCCGCTATCCGGCCCGCCGTTGCCCATGCGGTTCGCATAGACATGATTGGCCAGCGCCTCCGGCTTGCGTGCCAGTGAGCGCGCAAGCGCATTCGGCACACCCTTGCCGGCGGCAAAGCGTGACGGCCAGACGGCCGCCAACCGATCCGCAGAGTAATTCATATTCTCGCGCCGGCCGACCGCCCAGCCACCCTCATGCGCGAGATTGGCGATGAAAGCCGCGACCCGGCGGATCGAGTTGATCTCGAACCGCTGGCAGGCCTCGCGCAATGGTGCGACCCAAGGCTTGAGCGCACCCTCCGTCAGGTGCGGAGCGGTAATCGAGAGGAGCGCGACGTCGATTGCGGAGATCGGAAAGGCGTAGGAGGTTTGCGCATCGGGAGGAAGGCGATCGAGCAGGCGATCCATATCCTCGATCGTGCCGGGGATATTCCATATGCCGGGGATCAGCGCACCAACAGCGTCGAATGCAGCCTTGCGGTTCATATCACTCCACTCCGCTACGGATCAGTTGCTTGACGCGGATCTCGCGGTGCATCCACATGACCGCGAAAGCGACCATTGACGCATGGCCGAGATCGATCATCCAGTTCCAATCCTGCGCGGGAAAGCCGAACATCACCAGCATCCTCGCAGATCCCCAGCACATCATGGCAAAGGCGAAGGCGTAGAGCATGGCGCGATGCAATGGCCGCCGTTCATCACTCTCCGCCGAATGCCAGAACATGATCCCCGCAGAGATCAGATAGGTCAGTGTGATAATCAGCGTCATCCGCGCTCACCCTTTCCTTTCCACGGCAGCGAGATATCGCCCGCCGCCGCCCTCCGCGCAATCCACGGAGAGGCGAGCCCTGCCACACCCATGACGAGTTGAACGGGCAGGGCCGAGATCCAGCCGATCCAGGCGCCGCCCTGCACGAAATGCGGGTGAGCGATACCGGCAAAGATCCCGATCACAATCGCCGCCAGGACAGTGAACGGCAATGCCAGCCGTTCACTCGCAGGGGAAACAGTCATCCCGACGAAGCCGCCGGCCGTAGCAAAAAACAATCCGGCGACCACATGCGGCCATGGGGCCACGAACCCCATGACCGCGCTAATCCCGGCAAGCGCCGCCGAAGCGGACTGCACTTTCAACTCACTAACCATCGCGCGCCCCATTTAGATCCCCAGAGGATACAGGATGCAGAGACATGGCGCAATTGCAGCCGGCACGACCGGCATGACACCTTATATTTGCTTCCAGCCCCCGCCGTTCCACACGTAGCGATAGACGTCCCCGTTCGCCGCCACAATGCTCGCGCCCGACGTATTGTTAAACCGACCCGATCCGCCGATGTTGTGGCGGATCGTGGTGTTCGCATCCTTAATCAGCAGCGTCAGGGTTTGCCCATCAATGCCGCCCGTCACCTGATCGAGGTTCGTCGCAACCGTGTTCGCAGTTTGCAGGACTTCACGCCGCGTCCCGTCGAATGTGGTTGCATTCGCCGTGATCGTCACCGGCGCCATCAGGTTAAATCCATAAGACCGAGTATAGGTAATATTCTCGAACTGGTGAGCAAAAATAGAAAAGGCCGGTATCGTGGTGCGCGTGCGCGGGATCGTATAGGTCAACGACTGATTAGCGAGGCGAACATCGGTAAACAAGTTGCCGTGGCTCTCGATCAATTCGGGCGAGGAGTTCATTATGATCCGGCTCGCGCCGGCAAGCGTCGATCCTTTCGACTGGAAAATACTCCCGCGCTCCATAATTTTCCAAATTGAAGCGGCGCCGGTCAGGCGTTGCGTGATCAGCGAGTTAAACGTCCCGCTGGCCTTCGCCTGGAAAATGCAGGTTTCGAGCGTCAGGCTACCAGTGTTGCGCAATACGATCGCGTCATCCACCCAATCCTCAATATTGCAGCCGATCATGACGATCCGGAATTGGCCTTGCGCCGGATCCCCCAGCAAGGTTGAAGAACCGAACTCGCCCCATATATCCCCGCCACCATCGACACCATTACAGGCAATCAGCACCGCACCGCCGCGGATGCGATAGCCTGCCTTGCCGGCACCGCTGTTATGGGCGTAGCAGTTGACCAGCACCGTGCTGTTTCCGCCAACGATCTCTATGCCATGCCCGCCCGCGCTAAACGTGTGGATATTATACCAGGCGCAAGAGAAGTGGAAATTGGCTTTGAAGCAGCTATCGCCCGCGCATGACAAAACCATGTTGCGAAACTCGCTTTGATAAAGCTGATCCGCTCCAGAGGTGAGCGTGAAGCCAACGCAAGTATCGGCATCGCCCTTGATACCGAAATCGCTCATGCTCATCCGGTATAGGCCGGTGGGGATCCGGTTGCCGATCGCGATCTTGCCAGCCATCCCCACACAATTGAGATACGACTTTTCCATACCCTGACCGACGCACCTGGCACCGATCGACTTGAGGGTTTGCGTGTGCGCGGGGATCGTCAGGGTGTCGGTAATCCGATAGGTCTTTGCCAGAAGCCGGAAATAACCGACGTCATCGATCATTGCCTGGATTGCGGCAGTGTCATCGGTCACGTCATCCCCAACCGCGCCGTAATCCTCGACCGTCGGATAATCGCGCAGCTTGTTCAGAACGCTCCGCATGACGGCGCCAATGCCGCTTCCGATCCACGAAACCAGCGCGGCGCCAAGCGGCACAGCAAGATCAGATCTAAGCCCCGCATCAGCCCCCGTTCCGCTCGACACGACAGGATTGCCAGATGCATCGAATGCCAGAAACTTGTTTGCGCGCCCGCCCGCCAAAGGCAGGCGCAATCCCTCATCCCCAAGGCTCCCAATAACCGCGCGGTCGACCCTGTTTTTCAGCCAGATCGAAAGGCGCGCAAGGCGGTCAAGCGATCCCTCCAGAAGGGATTGATTGAACGGCCCTTCATCCGAGTATCGATCTTGTTGCTCGAATTGAGGATCGAGGAAGATCCACAACTCATCGCCGGCCTGCGGAACCACAGGCGCCGTGCCGAATGTCACCGTGCCGCCGGGATCCGTCTCCGAGATCGTGACGCTATACGCCGCCGTCGGGATGATTGTTTCCTCGCCGCTCTCCGAAAGCCACACCACGGCGAGATCCGACGCCTGGGAAATATCGAAGCCGAACGGGAATGCCGTCGTCACCCCGTTCGGAAAATAAGGGCCGGATTGTGCGATATCGCTTCCAACAGTCATTGAGCCGTGCCCCTATTCCTGATTTTGTTGCGGGCCTTTTACAATGCCCTTCACCACATCGCCAGCGTCATCGGGATTTTGATCCCCTTCCGCCACATCAGCAAGATACTGCACCGTCGAACCAAGCTGTCCCGTAGGCAGGCCAAGGAAATATCCCGGCGCCACGATCGCATTCTTGATCCAGCGCTCGCTAGGCTCATCGCCCTGCAAAACGGAGAACAGGTCATTGAGCGGCCGCTCCGCCGCATCGAACGCGGTAAAGAAAGGCGACTGCACATTGCCGGCATACTCGCCCTCGATCTTGCGTTGCGCGCGGCTTGCCACATCGCGCAGCCCCGGCACGCCGGCCCACAGCCCGAAAAAGATCCGGTTCATCGCCCAGGAGGTGAGCCCCTCCAGATCCCGCTCATCCTCATCAGGCAGATCTCCGGTCAGCAGCGCCGAGGTGACAGGCGCGAGCAGCATGATCCACCAGACATTCATCGCCGCCTGGCGCCAATGATCATATTTGCCCGCCTTGTCTCCGCGCCGTCCAGCCTCATTGCCGCGCTTGACCAGGAGCGTCGTCTCAAATTGCTTGTTATAGAGGACGTTGAAATAGGAGTAGAACGTCGTCAGCACGCGGATCCCTTCCGGCCCGCGCTGCACGGCCGCCAGATCCTTTGACCGGCCGGCGGATTGCGACTTGCGCACCGCCTTGTCACCAGCCGCCGACGCCTCCGCATCACTCATCCCCGCATCCAGCGCCTTGTGATAGGCGCCCAGCCACGTCGGCATGGCGACCATGTAAACATCGATCATGCCAATGCCCCAGAACGCGGCCGCCTGGATCTTGGGCACACCAGCCGCATCAGCAGCTTGCGCAGCCTTGTCGATCCATGAGTTGCCGCGGCGACGGCCGCTCTCATTGGCTTGCTGATAGAACAGCCGGATATCGCGATCGAAGGCTTGCGCGCGGCCGGCCATCTCCGGCGACTTCTCAAACACGAACGAGCGGATCGAGCCCGCATTGCGTGCCATCTCCCTCACACCGCGCAGCAGCCACTTTGTCCCGATCTCCGCTTGCGAGTTATGCCAGCCGGCGACCTGGGCAAACATGGTAGTGAACCGGAACCCCAGCCCCACCAGCGTCATGTTGACGCGGAATTGCCGCAGGATCCTATCCAGCGCGGCCAGGTGTTTCATATCCATGGACGCATCCTGGATTTGCTCCTTGAGCCACGGCTTGATCTGTGTGTGGTATTCCATGCCCAGATGATCATCGAACAGCTTGCGGATCTTCGGGTGCCCGGTGAACTTGAGAACGTCGCGCACATAGCGGCCATAGGCGATCCGCGTGGTGACCTTCTTGATATGCGAGAACAGCACCCGCTCCAGCGAGAACGTGATCGGCAGCGCGGCCGAGGTGCGGCTGATCGTGTGCCCCTTGGGAGTGCCCACGAACCGCCCGATCGCGCCGAACATATCTGCCGCTTCCTGATCGGCATTGTTCGCCGCAATCTGCGAGCGGTTGGGATCATAGACCAAAGGATAATACCCGCCCTCGATCGTGCCGAACCGCGTCTCGACCGGCCTCGCCTCGACCTTCTCCGGCGTCATGCCCGTCAACTCGCGCTCCGCCTCGACAATCGCGGGCCACATCGAATTGACCCGTTGCCAGACTGTCTCCACAAACTGCCAATCGCTCTCCGAGAGGTGGCGGTTCAGCACCGCCATGACCTTTTCCTCCGTCCACACATGCGGAGCAGCACCGCGCTCGCCCAGCAGCGCAGCGAGCGCGCCGGTTTCGCCCTGGATCATCTTGTCCATATTGGACTTGTTGCCGACGTTGAGCGCGACCGCGATCAACTCCGAACGCATGAACACCGTAGGCGTGACCGCGCGCGTCTCAGGATCCACAGAGACGAACTCCGGCACGGAGATCCGCTCCGCAAAGCGCCGCCGCTCCTTGCCCGGCATATCGAGGTAGAGGCGGGCGAGCGGATCCAGCACGTCGCGCTGCAATTCCTCCAGCCGGTTTGCCGCGCGCGTTGCCCCCTTGACCAGCATCTCATTGAACACGCCGTTGGGATCATTGTCATCGAGATAGTCGGCAAGGAACTCCATCTTGACCAGCGCGGCATTGATCTCGCGCGGGAAGTTGCGCGAGGGATTGCGCTCCGCGTCGAACGGCCGCGTCGGCAAGGCGACGGCATTCTGCACCGCCTGTCCGACCATCTCCTCCAGATCCCGCTCCTCCTTATCCAGCTTGAGGCGCATTTTCTGGCGGCCGAGGTTGGCCAGGCTCTCCACCGCATCATCCAGCGCCACGACCTCATCAAAGGTCAGGCGCGTGAAATGCTTGTCTCCGGCGAGCGTCAGGCGCTCCGGAACCTGGACGTCGATCCCAAGATCCCGTTGGCGGGCGGCCCACTTGTCGAACGTCTCGCGCTCGCGGAGCGTTTGCTCCGACCGCTTGCGGAGATCGAATTGCTCCAGCAATTCATGGATCCGATCGAGATACTCAGGCGCCATACCCTTGTAGCCGCGCGACTTGGCATAGCGATCCAGCCGGCGGCCGATGACCTCGACCCGATCGCGCGCGGTGCGGCTCGCGATGAACAACGCATTGGCAATCTGTTGCCGTTGCTTTTGCTTGAAGGCCTCCGCGAAATCGCCGTTGAGATAGGCTTGCTCCGCCGCGCGCCCTGCCTTCTCGGCAGCGCGGCGATGACGGTCGACAGCCGCACCCGACGCCTGATCCACGATCCGCGCATCTCCAACGATCCGCTCCGCCCAATCGCGGATTGCATCCTCCGGCGTCGGAGCCTCGCCAGCGCGCTTTGCCAGTTGCCGCACCTCCGCCGCCAGCCGTTGCGAGCCAGCATCGGTGTGGATGATCTCCAGCGCCTCCTCCTCGATCGTGCCGTCCGACAGGATATCGCCATAGCGCTCCGTCATCCGGCGATCGGTTTCAACGTCAATCGCCTCCTCCAGCACCGTGCGCCGATCCCCGGCCTTGACCAACTCCGCGCGGCGCAGGCCGATCCCCATAAGCGCCGTGAGCATGTCATGGCCGGTAGCAAAGCCCGCCCGCTCCGCGACCAGATCCGCATCAAGCCCGTCATCGGTAAACGTCGGGAAGCCAGGGCGGCCGCGCGGCAGCAACTCCAGCGCATCACGCCCGACCCGCTCGATCACACTCAGCTTGGACACAGGCATATGCACGCCGCCATTGCCGCGCATGAGATCGAGCGCCTGCCACTCAGGCCGCGCGCGGATCTCGCGCTCGACCTCGATCCGGATGGACGCCCGCCGCTCGCGCGCTTCCTTTGTCCGCTCGATCCGCACCCGCTCCATTGTCTTGTTGAGCAGCGCGTCATAGGCCTCCGTCCGGCTCTCGCTTACGAGATCCTGATAAGCCTTGAACTCCGCCTCCGTCATGCCGGCGGCCGCAGCCTCCGCGAACAGCGCGCGATCTCCGCTTTCGCTTTGCGCGAAGCGGATAGCCTCATCGGTTGCGATCAGGCGAGCAAAGACCTGGCGCACCTCATCATCGATATTGGCATTGAGCCCGGTGACACGCTTGTAGATCCGAACCAGCCAGGCGCGGAAAGAGGCGAAGGCCGAGCGCAGCGCCGCCGAGGGCGCCTTACCCTCCATGAAATAGCGCTCCATGGCGCGCGCCCACAATTCATGCGCCTCAGTGGGGATAGGCTTTTTGTCGCTGATCGTCAGACCCGTCTCGCGCTTCATCCAGGCCTTGATCGTTTTCCAATCCTGGGTGACACCAGCCGCACGGCCGGAAAGCGCATCGGTGCGCAACTCCTCCAGCCACAGGTGCCCGCCTTCATGGAGCAGCGTCGACATATCACGCCCCTCGAACAGCGTGACCATGGCGCGACCATCGCCGAGGAAATCGATCCGGCCGCGCGCGCCCTCCTGGAACATGCTCCGGATCTCGACCCGGCCGGCATCGAACACGACATAGTTGAACGCGCCGGAGGGTGTGCTGTCCGATAGCTGGCCAGCCTGATATTTGACCCCAGCGACACCAGCCGCAAGCAAGATCTCCGACGCCTCGCGCGCGCCCTCTTGCCGCAGCGTGTAGCGGCCGACGCCATCGGGAACCGAGCCTTGCGCATAGGTGGCGGCCAGGAACTTATAGGCCTCCTCTCCAGTGACTTGCCCGCTCTCGAACATCATCCGCAGATCAGCGCCGCCGGCATCATCGGAGATTGCATCGGCCGCATCCACGAACGCATCCCAGATCCCCTCCGGTTGCTGATCGAGCGGCTTATCCCAGAGCAGGAACTCATTATCCTCAGGGATCTCGACCTCATACAGCCGACCCTCACCCGGCGGCCGGAGCCCTCCGCGCTCCTCGATCTCGCCCAGGACGGCGAGATCCTCCTCCAGCATGGCGCGCATGTCATCGCTGGATCCGTCCATGAGCGCGCGCACCTGGCGGATAGAGGCGGCGACGTCCGCACCATTCTTCCGCGCGATCACGCGCGCGTTGAGATGGCGCAGGCTGGAGGGATCGAACACATCGCCCGTATCGCCCACGGTGAAGTTGCTGCTATCGCGTGACAGCACATCGCGGTAATGCTCCGCGATCTCGCGCGCATTGCTGAAATAGAGCCCCCAGCCGAACGCCTCGACGCCCTCTCCGCTTCCCATGAAATCCGTAGAGAACCTATCAAATGTGAATGGCGAACCGTGAAAGGCGGATTGCTCGAACCCGCGCGCACCCGCCTCCGACGCCTGATAGGCATCGAGCGCGGCATCGATCTCTTGCCGCGTTGCCGTCTCCGGATCCAGCCCAGCATCCTCCAGCACGCGGCGCAGATCGTCAGCGGCCTCCACGATTGCGTTATTCGTCTCGACCACCGCCGAGGAGCGATTGTCAAACGGAACAACCGTCTCTCCGCGCAGCGCATCGCCGATAAGATCCAGCAACTCATTGACCGTAGGGCGCTCCTCGCGCGGGCCAAAATAGCCCTCCTCCCACAGGTTAAGTGCCCACTCATCCAGTGTAAGCGAGCGATCAAATTCACCTGCCTCATTGGCTTGCGCGATCAGCGTTTGCAGCGGGCGGCCGAACACGCCGCCCTTGCGAACACGATCCCCGCCCATGGACTTGATATCGCCGCCCTTGCCGGTTTCGAGGTTGACGTCGACCACGCCTCCGCCGCGCATGATCCGATCGATCAGCCCCTCGCCCTCCGGCATCATCGGCATGGCGCTGTTGCGCATCGCGTTGATCAGCACGTCCATTTGATCGCCGCGGCGATAGGTATCGACAGATCCCGGCATCGCCTGCCGGATCCCAGCAACGCTTTGTTCGAACAGTTGCCAGGCATTCGTGCCGCCACCCAACCGCTCCGCACGCGCCTGATATCGTTCCGACCACAGATCCGCATAGGCGCGGCTGGCATTGAGAGAGAAACCCGCCTGGCGCGCCTGAGACAGCACCTCATTATAGACCCGCGTGCGCGGCCCCTCCGCCTCCACGTCGGCACGGGCCTCCGCATAGGCGCGGCGGCCCATCTCCTCGATCGTATCCGACCAATCGTTTTCCAGCCCGCGCGCCTCATTCGGAGACAGCCCGCCCGGCGCCACGCGAGACGCGCCCTCGATGATCTCCCATTCAGGCGTGCCCGCCAGATAGGCGGCCGCGCGCGCCATCGGGATCACAACATCGCCGCCCGTGCGATCGGCTTGCGCCAGTTGATCCCAGAAATCGGGGAGCATCTCCTCGAAATCAATGCCGCCCTCCTCGCGCTGGATCTCCAGCCCGTTCTCATCCTGAAACAACGAGCGCAGCACGTCGCCATTCACATAGAGGTTTTCGGCAGAGGTGCCTTGTGCTTGCGCGGCCATGAACTCGGCGAACAATTCCGGATCCCGCAGGCGCAGCTTACTCTTTGCCGCGCCGTTGAAAATATCCTCGACCAGCCGCTCAGACGTGCGCGCTTGCGCATATTGCGTCATCCGCACCGCCGTTGCATCGATGATCTCCGCGCCACCGCGCAGCGCAGCGCCCATAGGAGCGCCAGCGACCAGGCCCGCAAAGCCTTGCTCCAGGCTCATCAAGGGATCGAAACCGGCCTCCGTCCCGACCGTGCCGCCGGCATATTCGATATTCCCTTGCAAGAACTCGGTCAGGCCTTCACCAGCCGCCGCACCTGCAATCCGGCGCGTTGCCGTCTTGCCCGCCCCGGCGATAATCGTGTTAAGCCCGACCCTCTCCAGAAAAGCGGCCGCATAGCCATAGGGCGCAGCCGTCGCGAAATCCCATGCTCCGGCATCCCCGCGCGCGCCGCCGTTATTGACCGACCGCTCCGCAGCAATGTTGCCGGATTGCGAGGTGCCAATCGCAAACACGCCCACGCCCGTCATGGCGGCTGCCATATAGGGCAGGCTCGCCACACCCTGATCCAGAGCATAGCGGCCGACGTTGAACGGGTTTTCCTTGACCGCATCCCATTCGGTGAACCCGGCGATCGGCGCAGAGGCGACCCTGTTGAACCCGACCGCCTTCTCGCGAGCGAGCGGAGAGCCCGTCAGTTGCGCGATAGCGTTGAGCATGCCCTCATCCAGCCCCGCGAGCGTGCGCTGGAATGACGCCCTGGATCGTTCGAGGAAGCCGTCGGCATTGGCGAAATCCTCCGCCATCTGCCCCGACATGACCCGCGCCTCATTGTCCCCCGTAATACCCGTGCCCGTGCCGATCGATGACAGACCCTCCACGATCTTATCGCCAATCCAGGGGAGCCAGCCTTGCTCATCCGCGTCGTCATAGGTTTTGGCAACGGCCTTGAGAGCGGGCACGTCGTCATGGCTGACGCGCGCCGCGCCGTCCTTGGTAAACCAGCGCCGCATGCGCTCGCTCTCGCGCATCGCGCCCTCGACCGAGGAGATCCGCTGGCGCTGATCGAACTCCGCCATATTGCTCTCGATCGCAATTGCAGAGGTGCCCGTGAACTTTGCCGCCTTGCGCGCCCGTGCGGCCGCATCGGGATCCGCCTTCACATCATCGGGCAGACGCACCCGCGTATCGACCTCGCGCTCGCGTATGGCGCCGAACACGCGGCGAGCAGAAGCATCCCGATCATCCTCCTCGCGATAGGATCCGGTCGAAGCATTCGGGACTATGGCCATTACTGTTGCAACTCCAGGAAATAGGCGCGCGTGATCTCTTGCGGGGTTGGATCCCGGCCCAGCACTTGCCGGCCGATCCGCGCCAGCCGATCACGATCCGCCCGCGGTATCTGCACCACAGCGCCGCCCTCGCCAAGAGCGCGCCGCTCAAACCACGGGACATAGGTTGGCGTATTGCCGCCAAGGCCCAGAAACCCGCTATCCTCCGGAGCATCATCCGCGCGGCGCGTCGGAGTAAGTTGCCGGTCGACCACGCTCCGGATCAGATCGTCAGGCATCACCTTGCCGGGGTTGGCACGCTGCCACAGATCAACCTCGCGCTGCACCGCCTTTTGCGCGCGGTAGATCCGGCCCGCCATGGCATCGCGCGCCTCCTTGTCCTTTGTAGGGATCCCCGTAGTGGTGAGCCCAGCCGCCTCCAGCGCCGGGCTCATAACCGATCGGATCCGATCATGCGTCACTTGCTTTTCAGAGCCCTTGATCGCGCCCTGGAGCGCATCGCGCCGCCACGTCCCGAACACTTGCTCGAAATCCTCCTTGGACAGGCGATCGAGATACTCGGCTGGATTGAGGCGCGCGAAGCCCGCCGGGTTCGTGGCATAGAGATCCGACAGCGCCAGATAGGCACCCAGATCCGTCTCGCGCGCGGGGCCGGCCGCATTGCGGCGAATGTCATTGCGGATAGCCATGGCATCGCTTGGCGACAGGGCATCCCACACAGAGGCAGGGATTGCGCTCTCGCGCGATAGCGGCGTGCCCGACGCATCCGCGCGGTTGAGGATCTCCAGCGCGCTCTCACGGGCTCGCTCGCGCCGATCATTGACGATCGCATTGTCCTGAGCAAACCGCGCCGTGATCTCCGACTTGAGAGCGCGCTCCTCCTCCAGAGGAAGATTGAGATCATCGACCCGGCGCATCGCCTCGTCGCGCGACATGCCCGCTTGCTGCGTAGGCGTGCGGCGGCCGCCAGACGGGCGGCCGGTCACGCCTGCAAACTTTGTCGGATCGACCTTCTCGCCATTGACCCGCAAGGTATAATGGACGTGCGGCCCGCTTGTGTTGCCCGTCACCCCAACACCGCCGAGAGCCTGCCCAGGCTTGACCGTATCGCCCTCCTTGACGTCGAAACCCTGCATATGGGCATAGGACGCAACAACGCCATTGCCGTAATCCACGCGCACGACCAGCCCGGCCTTGCCCTCATCCTTGGCAGACACCACGCGACCAGCCGCTTGCGCACGGATAGGCGTGCCGACGGGCGCAGCGATATCGAGCGCTTCATGGTTCGTGCTGGCGCCGGGGATGGGCGAGCGGCGCTTGCCGAAACCCGACGTGATCCGGCCCTCGACCGGCATCGGCAAGGCAAACCCGGCTGCAAGCTGATCCGGATCTCCGGGATCCGCATCATCAGCGTCGACCGCGACCGCGCGCCCCTCGCCCAGGACATAATCCGCCAGCCCGTCGATCTTGCGTTCCTTGAGCGGGATAGCGAGCGCGCGATCGAGCGCGGCCTGATCCGCCTCCGTCATGCCGGAGCGGTTGCTGGCGACATAGGAGATTGCAGTCTCGACCTCCAGCCGCGAGATCATCCCGTCGGCCACGCGGCGATAGACGCTCGACCTCCAGTTTTCGACCGCGCCCTTGATCGTCTCCGGCGCGGCGCCTTGCTTGGCCAACTCCGTCCGGATCTCCGTCTCTCCGACAGCGACCTCCTCCGCAAACCGCTCCGGCTGATCGTAATAGATCACCGCATCATTTGCGGCCGCCTCCGCCCGGCGCGCGGATTGGCGCGTCTCCTCGACCCGCAATTGCTTGTTCGCATAGGTGGAGATCCCCGTGCGAGCCGCGCCGACGCGCCGCTCCAGCGCATCGCCTGCCATTGCACGCTGGCGATCATTGGACGCCTTGGCGAGCAATTCCTGGCGCTTTGCCTCCAACTGTTGCTCGACCGTCTCGCGCATGTTCGAGGCATTGAAACCCTCTTGCGTGTAGAACGCGGCCTCGCCGGTATGCAGCACCTCGCGCTCATATTCGGCATAATCGTTATCGAGCGCCTTGGCGGCCGCCTGATCAAGCTGCGCCTGAAGCGCATCCTGTTCCTCCGCGAACCGCATTGTCGCATTGGCGAGCCCGCCAAGGCCAGCCGCCGCCTCGCGCGCACCAGCCGAGAAATCAGGAGCGGCCAGCCGTCGCTCTTGCATCGGCGCAAGCTGGAGTTGATTGCCGCCTGCGATCGGAACCCGCGCCATCAGTAACCACTCCAGCCGGATCCGCCGCCCGCTTGTGCAGCCTTGATCCTGTTGACCCTGCCGACCCCGCCGAGGATCGTCCCGCCCATGTCGAACGCCGTGCCGATCAGTTGCCCCGTGCCGCGCGAGCGCGCCGCCGCAGCCTCAGAGCGGTAATTCGCCGCATTGATATCGATCCCGCGGATCCGGTCGCGCTCATTGGCGAGCGAGGTGGCGGTATCCTCGCGATAGAATTGCTCCGTATCGCCCAGCACCTCAGCCGCGTTGCCGAAATCCACATCGATCCCGTTCGCAGCCATGGCGGCCGTTTGCTCTCCGCGCATGGCGGCATTGCGCCGCGCCAGGTTGCGCCGCTCCTCGCGGCCGCGGTCGATCTCTCCGACCACGCGCTCCGCCTCCATTGAGGCGTTGGCTTTGGCCACGCGGGATTGAAAGCGCGATTGCTGATAGGCCGAATATCCGGCCACGCCGGCCGAAGCCGTCGCGGCCACGGTTGCGACGATCGCGAGCGTTGCAGGTTCACACATAGCTTTCCCTCCAGAACTTGCGGAATGTCATGCCGCCCACATCATGCACGTCATCAGCGAAAGAGAAGCCCCAGCGCGACAGCAGCCGGATAGCCTTTTCATTGTCGATCGATACGCTATTCTCCAGCCGCGCGAAAGATCCGTGCATCCGCGACAACACAAGAGGGCCAATCGTGAGAAGATCCCGACCGTGAGCAAGAACAGCGTCAGAGCCCAGAAACCACGGGCATCCACGATCCGCGACAACCGACACAGGCGCTACCCCAAACATCGCGTGAGGATCCCCGTCGACCATGGCGGTAACAGCCCAGAGAGAGGCACGGAGCGCGAGCCTTAGCGATTGCTTTGGCGCATGGCCGCGAGCGGCACACTCAGCCACATCGATCGGGCGCATCCGCGTAGCCAGCCGCCCGACGTGCCCCGGCGATGCTGGCACCAGCTTGATAGCCTCAGCCATTATGCTCGATCGGATCGAGGAAGATCGAGGAGATCGTCATCGGCAGAGGGTAAATCTGTTTGACCCAGACCGTCGCCTCCAGGCTTACAGCCGGAGGCGTCTCGAACGTATAGTCCCCGGTGAGCAGCGACTTGGGAGATCCGAGAGGCTCTTGCCGGCGCGTCTTGAGCGGGAACAGATCATCCTCCTTGCGCCCGGCGCGCGCACCGCGCGTCTCGAATACGCGCAACACGATCTCGCCAACGTCCTGGACGCGGCCAGCGCGAGATCCGCCGTTCCGGCTGGGGAGAGCAAGCGGGAGCGTCTCGATTGTGGAGACGTAAGGCAGGCCGACATGCCAGATCTTCGCCGGGAACTCGATCTCCAGCGTGCCATCCTCCGAGACCTCGCGCGCCTGATACACGTTGCCATCCGCGAGGATATCGACCGTTGCCCCCGCCAACACAGGAACGAACACTTGCGATTGCGCTTCATCGAATACGAACGTGAACGCGCAATCGAGGAAGCAGCCATCGACCTGATCCTCCCACTTTGCACTCGCCATGCGCTCGACAAAGCGGCGGGTGACGCCAGCGATCTCGCGCTCGATTATGAAATAGACCCGATCCTCCGGCTTCAATGCGCCAGCCGGCCGTTCCGGTATCACGCACACATCGAGATAGCGGCCATCCGTCTCGCACAGCGTCCAGCCCCAGACCTCTTGCTCGCGTTGCCAGGTGAAGCACAGCAGCTTGCCATCGGAGCGCACCGCCCAGATGCAGGACAGAGGCTCGCGCGCATAGGCCCAGGCGACGATATCGAAGCCCTCGAAGAAATGCGGCGAGAAGATCGCGACGTTGTTTGACCGATAGCCATCGATCTCGAACGTGTAGCCGATCGACAGCACCTCATCACCGAGGTTTGGCAGATAGAACACAGTCTCATCCGCGATCGCAGCCTTGACCCGTGACGCCCCGCGCGACCCTTGCCGACGCTGGCGCGGCGGCGGATTGGCGGACAGGTAATCCTCATTCGACCCCACGATCCGGAAAGGCCCGTCGGACGTCAGCGCGATCAGATCATCCATAGGCACGACCTGATTGACCGCGTTGACACGCTCCGCGACCAGCCGCAGCGTGATTGCATCATCCGCCACAAGCGGGCGGGAGATATCCATATTCTCCAGATCCGCCGAGCGGCTCAGATAGACCGCGTTGGGATTGTTGATCGTGCGCGCCCAACCGGCGCGTTGCTCGAAAAAGAACACGGTGGAGGGATAGTCGCCAGCCGAGGCGAACGGATCCCGCCCCTGGCGCGGACCGTCGGAAAGATCCGGCTCGATATTGTCATCCACAAAGCTAGTGCCCGACAATACCTCGCCAACAAACCCGAACGCCCCATCGAGGTTTGCCTTGAATACGCGATGATAGGTTGCTCCAGCCGGCGCCGACCATGACACCGTGTTGAAATTGCGCTTGAGCGAGAGATCGTTCGTTGCCGTCACCTCCGCCGAGGGCAGGCTCTCTTGCCCGGTATCCTCATTGACGGCCGAAACGACGTAGCGAGCAGCGCGCGGGAAATAGGCATCGCCGCCATTACCCGCATCGGTATTCGCGACCGTTGCCGTCACGCCTACGCCGGTTGGCGAGGAGAGTGTCGGGCCGAACGGGATGCTGACAAAACCCCAATCGTCATGATCCTCGCGCGTCAGCTTGCCCGGCTCATAGTTGAGGTGAGCCAGATACATTGTGTCAAACGATTGCGCGAAATCGATCTCACGCAACTCGCGGCCATTGTAGGGCATCGGAACCCTATAGAGACGACGGCCGCCCATCAGGGTATCTCGGAATCAGGACTGAAACCACGTCCACCCGGCGGCACGATCGATGGAGGCGGAGGTGGAACGTATGGCGGAGGCACAGTCGGCGGCGGCGGAGGCGGATCCGGCTCCGCGACCCGCGTGATCCCGCCATCAGCACCAGTGAAGGCCGCCAGCCCAGAGGTATCGGCATTGATCCGGAAATTGTCGGCATCGACAATCTCCGTAATCAGCCACACCCTGCCATTGAGCAGATCCCCGATCTCGCCCTCGATCCCGCTGGCGAACCATTCATCGCCCACCGCGTAATCGTGGAAATCGATCGTCACCACAGCGCCGTTGGCGCTTGTGATACCCAGGATCTCCAACTCCTCCTCCAGCACCGCCCCACCCAAGGCAAGCGGCCGCATGCTCGCTTGCGTGAACAGCAGCGCATAGGTTTGCTCGATCGAGAACTCGAACGGGAACAGCCGCGCCTCGCTATCGGGATCCGACCAGCCAGCATCCGGCTCGCGGATTTCATAGACCACGCGCGTCCCCATGCGGCGCTGGAGCCCGCCATACTTGAGGATCACGACGTTGCGCGCCAGCCGCACCGCGGCATTGTAGGCGGCCACGTCGACGCGGCCGTAGAGTTGCGGGCCGATCTCGCCCTTGCTGAAATTGTTAAGCCCGTGCCGGAACATCAGGAATATCCCCCGCTATACCAACCGCGCGGCGACGGAGGCAGGCCAGAGCGCACCATCGCCTCCTCGCTTGCCACCGTATCATAGCGATCCGGCGAGTTGTTGCGATCATCGGCGATCGCGCGCTGGCGCGCGACCTCCGCCATCCGCATCAATTCGCGCTGGCGCTCCCGGCTCTTGATCACCGGCATGCAGATCCGCGCGGCCAACTCCAACTCCAGCGCACGGGAGAACAGCGACGACATGCGGCCGAGATCCGGCTCCGACGTGACGAACTCGACCACGGCTTGCGGCTCATGGGTATAGATCTTGTTGTTGTTCGCGACGAACCGAACCCCGACATTCTCAGGGAAATAGCCCCAATCCAGAGGGAACAACCGTTGACCGGGCAGAAGCGTTACTGACGCAGGATCCAGCGCAGCGCGATAGGGGAGGACGCGCAGCAGCGAGGAGATCGAGGAAGGCATGACATAGGCATGGCTCCACTCATAATCCCGATCGTTTGTAGTGGGGGCAAGAGCCTGGCGCCGGATAGCGGCCTCGAACTCCCAATCGCCGAGCATGTCGGAGATGCAATTCTGGAAATGGCGCTTGCAAGCGCGCGCGCCCACGCTGTCCACATCATCGATCGATTGAATGTTATCGGCTGGCAACTCATCGAGAGCAGCGTTGCAGATCGATACCTTGTCGCGAGCCATGGAGATCTCCTCGAATTGCGCGGGTTATGCCACCACGCGACGATAAAGAAAAGCGGGCCGCGGCTACCCTGACCGCGACCCGCTGCCCGAATGCCCCTTGCGGGGAACTTTTACTTGGATCCGCGCCGCTTGGGCTCCTCCGCCGCAACCGTTGCCGGAGCAGTGGCGGGCTCAGTGGACAGATCGTTTTCCGCGACCTGGACGCCGCCGGCCGGTTGCGCAGGCGCACCTTGCGGCTCCGTCGGGTTGGGAGCGTGCGGCCGGACAGCGGCGATCTCCGTTTTGCCTTCCGCCATGGCGGCCAGCATGTCGGCATCGCTATCGCTTACCGGCTCGCCCTTGGCATTGACCTCGATCGCAGTCGAAGGCGGACGCACCTGAACACGCTTTGTCTTGCCGGTTGGCTTTCCAGCCTTATCCAGCACGGGAACCTCTTTCGTGCCGAGATCATCCTCCGTGACGATCGAGCCCTCGACCAGGAGGGTTGCGGCGATAAACGCCGGAGTGGTGAGCATGTATCTTTTCATCGCAATGGCCTTTCATTCGGTGGAACAGGAGGGCGCCGGTTAATCCCGGCGCCCTCACCCTCCGGCGAGGGGATCAGACGCCGGAGAACGCACTCGGATTGTCACCGCGCGGATAAGCACGCTGATGATCACTTCCAATCTGGAGCGAGAGCGTGAACTTGCCGGCGGTGAGCGGCCCCGTCGCCACAGTATAGCGACCCATGATGAACCGCTTTGCAGTGTCGGGGATTGCCACATCGAGCGGCTTTGCGCCGATCGTCAGTGCAGCCTTGCCGATCGCGGCCGAGGAAGCGAGCGCGACAAAGCCCGTGCCGTCCGCAGCATCGGCATGCCCGATCTCGAACGCCACAGTCGTAGCGCCGCCAGAGACGGCCGCCTCATCCACGGTGAAAACCGCACGGAGCGGCTGGTGAGCGCGGCCAATGTTGCGGCCACCCGCCACATTGCCGGTATCATACTGATCGGTCGAAAAGGCGGTGACCGTAACCGCCTGTTCATTCGAGAGCAGCGTCTGCCTGTCAGTAAGTGCCATATCTCAAATCCTTGTCCTGAATTGCGCCTGATCCTTGCCGCGGGCAGGCGTTGCCTGGAGATCAGGCGTTAGACGACAGCCGCCTCGCTGGTGAGAAGCTGATCGACTTCGCGCACCGGAATGCCGAGGAAGGTCAGAACCTCAGCGCCCTCGACCTCGCGCAGCGAAAGCTGCACGTTGTTCTTTTCGAGAGCCTGGAGGTGCAGCGCGGTCTTGATCGTGCTGTTCACATACCATGCCGGACGGCCAAAGCCGTTCGGCCCGTTGTTCTTACGGAGCATGGTCGGGATCTTGTAATAGGCCTGGATCATCAGCTTGATCAGATCAGCCGCGTTGATCGATCCCGCGATCAATTCGGAGATATCGATATTCGCAATGCGCGAAATCGCCCGATAGTCGCGCACCACAAGGCCGCAATTCCAGCGGAAGTGATCGCGATAGCCCATGAAGTTGCGACCATTGGCATCCGCCAGAACATCGCCGACCATGTAACCATCCTCCGCCGCGAGGCGGTTGGTGGTTACGTCATTGTGGTGCAGGCCGCCCGTGGTGCCCTTGGGATACATGCCGAAGCACGACGGCCCCCAGCCGATCAGCCAGATCGAGGTATTGTCAGAGCCCGACCCGCCGGCATCGATAATCTGCTGGCCAACCGCACCCGACAGGGTGTTGTAGCGAGCAGCGAAGCCGGTGAAGCTTTCCGGCATCACTGAGGCGTTGCCGTAGAGCATGTAGGATTGCAGCGTCTGGTTCATGCTCTCCATGAACATCGCGCTCTCATCGAGGCGATACTGGTTCGGATCCCCAGACATGACAGCGAGCGCACGGTCGACCTGGAAGAAGCCTTCCAGCATGGCCGCGCCTTCTTCAATCTGCGCATTGGTCGACTTGGAGAGCGCGACACCCTCGTTGAACCGGCGGAAACCGACCGTCGGCAGGCCAGTCACCACAGTCGTCTTGTGGCCCGTGGGGAGGTTGCCCTCTTTCCACACCATGTCCGAAAGCATCTCGTTGGTCTGCGCAAGCAGATTGACCCGTTCAGTATCGAACGTGCCGTTGGCGCCCATGGACGTAGCGATATCCGCCAGCGTCGGGACAGTAGTGCCAAGAACCGCCATGTCTCTATTCCCTTACCCTTGTTGAACCATGACCATTGCCGCGACCATTAACTTGCATCACCCGGGCTTGACGGGTTGCCCATAGATCCGATCGGCCAAGCGCGGCTTTGCCCCGCCCGTGCCGCCCGTCTCGATCGTGCCCTCACCCACCGCGCGGCCGATCATCGCGATCGTCCGCACCATGACAGGATGAGATCCCAGCCCGCTATCATCGAGCAACTGGAGGAACGGATCATCCTCCTTGCCGCCCACGCCGAACTTGAGGAACGCCTGGCGCGATAGCGCCTTGGCTTCCTGGAGCGTCGGACGCCCCTCCTTGCCGTCGAACTCTTTCTCCGCCTGTTGCGCCCACTCGCGCCGCATGTCAGCGCCCAGCGCCTCGCCCTCCGCCTTGGCGCGCTCCGCCATCAGGGGGAGGATCTTCTCGGCATAGGCGTTGACCACCGCTTGCGCGGCCTCATTGGACAGGTTGAGATCCTTGAGAACGGGCTCGACCGCCTCGAACGCATCCTTGTCGAACGTCATGCCCTCCGGCGCCTTGATCTCATAGGCTTCAGGAGCGCCGAGGATCTCGGCCGCAGCCTCGCCCTCGCCAAACGTCAGGCGCGGGCCTTCACCCTTGCCCTCGCCGCCCTCATCCGACGCATCGCCCTGTTGCCCGTCAGCCGCTCCGGCCGCTCCGTCGGGCTTAGCGGCATCGGAGAGGATTGTGGATCCACCTTCATCATTGCCGCCCGACTGATCGTTGCCGGCATTACCGCCCGCATCCGCGCCAGCACCAGCGCCGTCTCCGCCGCCGTTCGCTTGCGCTCCGGCTCCCGCATCTCCGCCATTCGATCCTCCGTCGCCGCCAGCCGTGCCAGCATCATGATCCGGCGCACGCATGAACCGGCCAGCCGCGCGCTCCGCGACCGTCATGGCAAGCGCGCTAGCGCCGCTCATATTCGTCATCATCACTTTCATCATAGGGTATTGCCTCCTGGGTTAGAAGTTTTTGAGCCTCATCGGTGCAGAGAGCCAGCGCGGTAAAGGGCGCATTGGCAGGATCCCGAACGGAGATCGTCTCATCCGCCTCGATAAGGATTTCCAACCCCAGCGACCTCCGCCCGTTTTCAAACGTTGCGTTTCCGTCGCCATTGGCAGCGCGGGCAATGCCCGATTTTTGTGCAACTGTAAAGAACAGAAACCGGCGGAACTCCGGCAGCGCCATCAGCACCTCCAGATCCCGCCTCCGCTGGATCTCCGGATCGATCCGTCTTGCCGCCCGCCTCATTGGATCATCACCCCGTCGGCAGCGCGCCGGTCAGGCGATCGAACAGCGTTGCCTCCCCATCGCCGACAGGCGTTTGCGCCATGGTCTGCATGGCATTGGCGGCCGGTTGCGCAGCCTTGGCCATCTCCGCCGCGCGCATCGCGGCCGCCTGTTGCGCGGCCGCCTGCCGATCGGCATCGCGCTCCGCCGGATCCCGCAACCCCTTGGGAGGCGCGCCAGCGCGATCCCAATAGTCACGCACCAACTCATCCACATCGAGGTTTTCGGTTGCCGTGGTGGTTCCCGTGACCTGATTAATCTGCGCAGTGAAGGCGAGCGCGCGATCGGTTTGCTGCATGCCGATCATGCGTTGCGCCTGGGCGAGGATCGATATGAAATCGACCTCGATCGGCATGCCCTGCAATTCCTCCGGCGGAGGCGGCAGCATGTTGTTGCGCGCCGCGATATCGAACGCACGATCCAGAGCAATCGCCAGTTTCTCATTATTGACCCGCTCGATCACCGGGCCAAGTTGCGTCAGCTTCTCCTCCTCGCGCGCAGCGATCTCCGCCACCGTGCGATCCGCCGAACCCTCAAGATTGGAGATTGCCATGAACAGGCGCGCATAAGTCGCCTCATCGATCGCATTGCGGATCTCTTGCGCATCGCGGCCGATGATCTCGATCGCGCGATAGTCGACCTCGAACAGCGGCTTGACGTTGGCCTGGTCGACATTGGCCACATGGCTGACAGAGCCCGGCGAGAACTTGAGGCGCACAGACGAGGGCGCCACCATCGGAGGCTTTACCGCATAGTCGGTTGCCTCGCCCTTGCGCTTGCCCTGCAATTGCAGAACCCGCATGTCGCCCAGCGCATCATGGCCGGGGCCATAGCCATAGACGTCGGATCCCGTCACTTCCCAGCGCGGAGCCCAGAACGGTTGCGAGTGAAACCCGCGCGTCTCCAGCATTTTCTCGCCAGCCGCACGCGCACCCGGCTCCCACTTGCACATTTTCCACGGCATGCCGGTCGCATCGGCGCGGCGCGGATCATAGTCGTCATTCGGCTCGATCAGAGCCATGACCGGAAACTCAGTATCGTAATTGCCCTGATCCCAGGCAGAGATCACCGGCTGCGACAGCTTGTTCCAATCGACATTGCGCGGATCCAGCCGGTCGACCGCGAAGGCCTGCACCATCTGGCGCGCCGTCATTTGCCCCTGGCGCATGAGGCGCTCCGGCTCCAGTTGCTCATTGAGCCCCAGCCAATACTCGCCAAAGGTTTGCGGGAAGCAGACGGGATAGGTCAGACCCGTTTCGTGATCGAGAGCCTCCGTCATGATGCAGGCATCGGTGCCGAACAGGCCGATCTCGCCATAACCGACCTTGGCGGCCGTGTAGAAATTGGACGTCGCCAGCATCTTCGCGACAATATCTTGCGCGTCAGCCAACCAGCGCGCGACCGAATGGAACTTGGTCAGATCATCGTCAGGCAGCTTGAACCGGAACCATGGCCGGTTAGGCGATGACAGCCCACTATACATGCCATTGGTCAGATAGCGGAACGAGCGGATAGCGTGCCCGTCATAGAGGTTGTTCGACCGCGTTGCCTTGCCGCGTTGCGTCGTCGACATGGACGCGATGAACCGCGAGCGGTTGGGTTGAGCGAGCGCGGATATCTGGACGATATCTTGCTCGAACGGCTGGCGCATCGCCTTGAGCGCCTCAGCCTGTTTCTCCGCCCACGTTACAGGTTGGGCCGTTCGCATGTTGCGATCGGCCCACGGGCTCCGCTCTTTTGCGGCGACAGTCAGCGTCCCGCCCTTTGCCACGGATCAGCCGCCCAGCGTCGGAGAGGATCCGCCAGCGTTGGCGGTAGTGGGAGGCGAGCCCATCGCACCGGCAGGCGTTGACGAGAGCAGCGCAGCATAGCCGCGGCGCTTGCGGCTGCGATCACCATCCATGCCTGGACGGGCAGGCCGCTCCGGCATGCGTGCATCCTGGCGAGACACCGGAGCGGGAACATCAGGAGCAGAACACATAGGGCCATCCCTCAAACGCGGCAGACGTGCGACTTATCGCTTGCCCTTGCCCAAAAAACAAGCCCGCCACCGTTTACAGGTGACGGGCCAAGGCTCTGGGAGAGGATCCCGATCGCAGGCCTATTCGGATCCGAAGCAGATCACAAGCCCAACTCGCTGAAACGATCGAACGCACGATCCTCCGCTTGTGCCTGGAATTGCTCTTGCAGCGTTGCCCGCTTCATTGTCGCGGTGAGCGCATAGCATACCGCATCACCCTTGTCCGGCGAGCGGCCGATCTCCTTGATCATCTCCTCCTTGCTCCGGATCAGGATCCCTTGCGCCGTCACCTTGTAGCGATAGGCGGAAAGATCCGAGAGGAGATCACTGTCATCGGGCAGCGCGATCGGATCAGGAGCGGCCGGATCCAGCGCCTCGCGCATCCGCCATACCAACTCCGCGCGGCGGTTGGCGAAGCGCATGCCGGCATCGCGCGACAACTCGAAAGACTTGTCCGCACCGTTGATCTTGACCGCATGGACGTCATTGGAATTGAGGAAATCGTAGGTCGAAGATCCCCAGCCGATCACGTCGATATGGATAGGCGCCTGATCCCGCCGGTTGGCGATGCACAAGCCCGCGCCCGTCGGCCCGTCAGGCACGTCCTTGCCAGGGAAAGAGAGGAGATCATCAAACCAGGTGCCATGCCGGCGGGCGATCACGAACTTGTCAGATCCGCCCATCGCCGGATCGACCCCCATGCTATCCATTGGCCCCTTGCGGTTGCGCGGCCGCCAGCGATCCATGGCCGCCTCGATCCAATGCGACGGGATCACCTGCCATTTGTCATCTTCCATACCAGCCTCGAAATCCCCGTAGAGCATTTGCGAGCGGAGCGGCTCCGGCATCGCCTGGATCGTCGCGACATATCCCGTCCGCATGTAGTAGGGATTATCCGACACCTTGGAGGGAATGAACGTGCGGCTTTTGGGCCGCACGATCTCCTCCGGCTTGAAATCGGCAGGATCGAAATCGAACACTTGCTCGCCGCCGAATAGCACAAACGGCCGATCGTCCTCCGTCTCGATATCCTCGCCCGCGATCGTGGTGAACAAGCGCAACTCGCCGGGCTCCGCGCGGTTGGAGTGTTTCTTGTCCAGCCATGGCGCGAAATACTTGACCACCCAGCGACCCTCGATCGTAGTGGGAGGGTTGAAGGTGAGCAGGGCTTGCGGCTGGACGGATGGATCCTCCGACCGCATCCAGCCCATGATGAACCGGACTTGCGCCTCCAGCAACTCGGTTGCCTCATCGAAGCCCTTGAGGCCGTGCGGACGGCCTTGCAGTTTCTTTTCATCGCCGAGGTGCGGGATCCCGCGCAACTCGATCACGCCCTTGTCATGGCGCCAGACGCGATCCTGACCGTTCCACCCGTTGTTGGTATCGAGGATCTCGCCCAGGCGCTCGCGGATCCCGAACAACTGTTGACCATCCTGGCGCACGATCAGCGAACGCTTGTGCCTGGTGAGCGAGAGCCCGCACATGAGATCCGTCTTGCCGCCGCCAGCCGCACCGCCGTATCCGATCACATCGGCCTTGCTGTAATAGGCTTCGCTTTGCGGCCCTGGCAGCGGCCGCCAATTGGCATAGTCGCGGAGAGCGATCTCCTCCAGAATCTTGCGATCAGCCGCCGGCATGGCGCGGATCACCGCTTCCATGTCCGAGATCGAGAGCCCGGCAAATTGCTCGATCACCTCAATCACAAGATCAAACCCCAACCTAGATAGCGCGCCTCATTAAAGCAGCGATAGCAGCGATGATCCTGCCCAGGATGCAGGTTTAATTCCCTCCAGGTATATTGATCAGTGAAGCAAACGCGGCAAATGTCGCGGCGAGAGGGATCGAGCAGCATCAGGCCGGATCCTGATCGATCGTGACGCCGCCGGGCAGCGCCAAATCATTGCGGCGCGCCGCCTCGACCAGCTTGGCGAGCCCGATCGCGAGATCCGAAGCCGTCACGCCATCGCCGCGGAGCGGCTTGCCGTCGGCATCGGCATGATTGATCCGCGCACCGTAGCGCGTCGGCTCCCATACCGCGAGCAGCTTGAGACGCATCTCCGCGCGCAACTTGCTCCGCGCGATATGCTCGCGATCCAACTCCATGACCGTCGCACCGTCCTTCTCGCGCTCGATCCAATCGTTCGATCCGTCATCGACAATATCGACCACCTCCTCCGCGATCATCTCCAGGCCAAGGCCGCGCGCGCGCGCGAGGCGTTCGGCCCGCAGCTTGGCCAAAGCCTGATCCTCGCAGTTGACGAACATATGAAACGAGGTGCGCGACGGCATGCCCGGCATGCGGCAGACTTGCCGCAACGTCATGCCGCCAGCCACAAGAACCAGCATCTCGAAAAACAATTCATCGGTCATCGCAATGCCATCGCGCGCGCGGGCCTCCGCGATGATAGCCCGCGCGCGCTCGATCGCGCGTGCCTCCGGATCACCCTCCTCCGCCTTGATCTCCGCGCGCAGCCGCGCAGATCTCTCGCGCTTGGTTTCGCGCTTCTCCTCGACCGGCGCGGCGGGCTCCGGCTTCACCCGCTTGCGCTTGGATATGCCGGGAATGACGACAGCACCCTCCGGCGCCTCGATCAGCTTGCCCTTGCCAGACTTGCGAGCGACCTCCTCGCGAGCCTTGCGCGCCTCCTCTTTGGGATCCCAGCGCGGGATCTCCGCATCGGGATCCGGCTTAGGCTTGGCCTTGGCGCGCGCCTTCGCAGCGCGCCCCGGCTTTTTGCGTGCCGGTAAATCGCACTTGGGAATGTCGGGCTCCTCGCCCGGCTTTCCCTTGCCGCTTATGGCGCTTGCTCCAGATCCGGAGCGATCCCGGTATCCGTGAAGGAGCGCGCCTCTCCGGCCGGCACTTCGCCGATCAGGCCATAGCCGCCTTGCGCGCCGACGATCGAAGCATAGACCTTGAACGGAGCGGCGCCGCCGCTCCAGCCCAAGCCATTGCTCGCATTCGCCACCGTGAAATCATTCGCCATATCGATCCGCGAAAGCACGACCCGGCCGTTCGCATCGATCACCATGTAATCCCGTTTCTCTTGCGCCATGCAGCACCTCCGTTCCCGCTTATCACCGATCCGCCCGCACGCCGCAAGCGCGGGAAAACTGTCGCCAC